TATATGTCAATCGCTACCAAGTACAACGAACGGGAAATCAAATGCTTTGCGGAAATGTTTGCCCGGATCGTTACGGCGATAGATATGAACCCCGACCAAGACTTCCTCGGAGATTTGTTTATGAGTCTTGGGCTCGGAAACGAAAGCGGTGGTCAATTCTTCACTCCGTACAGTGTTTGCAGGGCTATGGCCGCTATGACCTATGGCGAAGATCTCAAAGCCAAAATCGAGAAGCAAGGTTGGGTTTCCGTGAATGATCCAGCCTGCGGTGCCGGGGCGCTGCTGATTGCTTTTGCCAATGAATGTCGGCGTCCCGGCATTGAGATCAACTACCAAACATCTGTCCTCTTTGTAGCGCAGGACATCGATCTGATTGCAGGTTGTATGTGCTACATACAGTTGAGCCTTTTGGGTTGCCCCGGGTATGTGGTTGTAGCTGATACCCTTACCAACCCCAGCACCTGCATAGACGGAAAAGGCTTGATCCCCAAGCACGGCGAGAATATTTGGTACACGCCGTTCTACTTCCGGGATGTGTGGCATTTCCGTCGCCTATTCTGGCAGGTGCAAACGATCATAGATACCAAGCCGGCAGTACCAGAGCCGGAGCCGGAAGAGCCGGCAATACCCTTGACCGAAAATAAAGTCGGTCAACTATCGTTTTTTTAAGGGTTTATTCCCAAATTAGGAGAAGCTGCCCAGGGCAGCACGAAAGGAGCAAAGTAAATGGCAAAAAAGAAAGTCGAGGATCAGACCGTACAGCAGACGCCGGATAGCGGCAATTTGGTGATGATCCCCATTGAGCAATTACACCCCCACCCGGACAACCCTCGTAAAGATCTTGGAGATCTGACCGAACTTGCCGACAGCATTAAGGCCAACGGCGTGTTCCAAAACCTAACCGTAATCCGTGGCCACTGGATCAGCGAAGAGGAATATATCAAGATCGCAAAATCAGAGGGTGTAACAAAGGCTGTTGCAAAAGCATCCTTTGACCCCAAGGGTATGTGGCAGGAAGATGGCTATACCATCATCATCGGCCATCGGCGAAGATCTGCTTCGGCACTTGCTGGACTGCAAGAGTTGCCTTGTGTGATCGTTGAAATGACGCCGGCAGAGCAGGTGCAGACAATGCTATTGGAAAATATGCAGCGGTCTGATCTGACTGTGTATGAGCAGGCGCAAGGCTTCCAGATGATGCTCGACTTAGGCAGTTCTGTGGCCGAGATCGCAGAGAAGTCCGGTTTTTCCAAAACAACCGTACGGCGCCGGGTGAAGCTGTTGGAACTCGACAAGGACAAATTCAAAAAGTCCGAAGCCCGTGGCGCAACCCTGTTCGAGTATATGGAACTGGAAAAGATCGAGGATCTTACCCTGCGGAACGAGGTGCTTGACACTATCGGCACATCCAACTTCCGCGACTCGCTCAAAAGGGCCATCGATCAGGAGAAAGTTTCAAAAATGCTTGCAAGAATTGAAAGTGTACTGCAAGAATTTGCTACAAAAATTGAAAGAAGAGGTTACATTGGTGAAACCTTTGTACCTATGGATTATTGGAGAAACTTCGGCAGGTGGACCAACACTGATGTAGAACTCACCAAGCCGGAAGATGCTGACACCGTTCGCTATTACTACATTGTTGGCAAAAACAATATCGATGTCTACAAAGAGGAACAGGAAAAAGTCGAAACCGAGGAAGATCGTCAGCGCCGAGAACTCAAAGAAAAACAGGATCAGCGAAAAGCTGAACTGGATGCGATTGCACGACGACACTACGACCTGCGTGTGGAGTTTGTCACGCACTTTGGCAAGGCCAAAAAGCACATTGTGGAAATTTGCCAATATGCGGCCGGCAGGATTATCGGCGACGGTACATGGGGCAGACAGGAAATCGATGCAGATCTGCTGGGCTTGCTCCTGGATATGGAGATCGATGCGGAGACCGAGTACTCTACATTGGCTGCCATGACCGCTTCCAAGATGTCGACAAATACGGAATACGGTCTGCTTGCGTGCGCTTATGCAGCTGTTGAATGTGAGGACCTGGATTACCTCGATAGACACTGGAGTAGCGAAAAGCAGCTGTACGAGAACAGATGGTGCCAAAATGCCGAACTGGACGAACTCTATGATTTCTTGATCTCTTTGGGATATGAGATGTCCGATGAGGAAAAGGCCATCCGGGATGGCACTCACGAACTGTTTGATAAGCCCTCAGAGTAAATCGCTATGGGGAAAAACCTGTGGACACCGGAACAAGATCAATTCCTCCGGGATCATTGGCAGGAAATGAGTGACGAGGAAATGGCCGCAAATGTCGGCCATCCTCTCACCAGCACCAAAGCCCGCCGCGGCAAGCTTGGGCTTTATGAGCGCAAGGGCTACCGCGGAAAGGATTGGTCGAAAGAGGAACTGGACTACATCCGTGATGTATGGGGAGAAAAGACGATACCGGAGATAGCTAAAAAGCTTGGCCGCACCATTGAGGCGGTGAAGATCAAGGCTAACCGGATGGGCTATACCGGGCAAAAATGGTACGGCGAAATGATGTCGGCTCGTAAAGTATCGGAGTTGTTAGGAGTGGATGTCCATGCCGTCTGCGATTACTGGATCCCCAAGTGTGGGCTGAAAGGAAAAGCGAAGCGGTTAGGAACAACGAAGAAAACCACCACGATTATTATGTTTGAGGATCTTTTAGAGTGGCTTAAGGAACACCAGGATCTGTGGGATAGTCGCAGAGTGGAGTTGTTTGGCTTAGGTGCAGAATATGACTGGCTGGTCGAGAAGCGAAAAGCCGATGCTCAAAAGCCGGCGAGAAAGGCTCAGAAGTGGACACCGGAAGAGGATCAGCGCCTAATCGCAATGTTCCGCCGTGGAGGAATGACGAATGCCGAAATGGGCGCTGCGCTTGGCAGGCCGGCATCCGGTGTAGAACACAGGCTCCTGCGGTTGGATGTTTGGGGTACGGGCAGATACATAGGTGATGCCCGGCAGAAAGAACGCAAAGTAAAACGGGAGAAGTTTGAGCAAAAGGCCCTGATCGTTCAGTTGCAGCGTGTGCTGCTGGCTCGTCGCAACTCTATGGAGTTTGGCGAGTACTGGCAAAAGGATATGTGTATGAATTGGGATGATGTGCTTGGTTGCAAAGCCGGCTGTACCGATTGCGACAGCTGCACTGAGTTCGTCCGGATCCAGCCGCAATACTGCGTCCGGTGTGGAGCAACATTCTATGAAAGATCTCCCAACCGAATATGCTCAAGATGCCGAGCCGCACGAAAGCGGCAGGCGTATAGAAAGTATCGACACCTTTATGGAGGTAGAGTAAACGATGAATAATCAAAAGCAATTTTGGGTGCAGGTTGATGAATATAAGCACTGGACACCTGGAACATATCGTGCAGTAACAGAAGATGAACTGGATGCGCTGATTGACCACTACGGTGGCACCATCCTCCGGCTTGTGTCAAACGGAGAACAAGGCGCAATGGCAATGTGGGCGTGCTTCAAAAGTAATATTTCTGGCGGTTGTTACAGCGATATGATTAACGCCTACCGGCTGCTTACCGATGATAAGAAATCTTTGGTAGATCGTGAGCATGAGCTGCGCCACCTGTGGAAACAGTACGAGGAATTGTACCGTATCCGGTACTACGGAACAGTCGAAGCTTATCACCTCAAACGGGCTGCGGAAGCCAAAGAGCGGCTCGAAAAATATATGTCAAAGGAACAAAACCAATGATTGTGGCGAACAGCGGCTTTGTCCCGGTAAACCGAGGGCACCGGATAGTACCAGGATCCCGACACTTCTGCCGATACTCCGTGTATGACAACAGAACGGATTTTCCGATCATCATAGACGGCACCGCCGACGAGTGCGCTAAGGCCCTCAACAGATCCCGCAATTCTTTCTACTGTATGGTGGATCGAGTGCGGAAAGGCAAGAACAAACGATACACCGTCCTGCAGCGGATGGTAGACGAGGAGGATATCGAGGATGGCTAAAGCGAAAAAGCCAAAGAAAAATAACCGCCACAAATCCGGCGTAATGAGCCGTTCGGATATTCCGTATGCGCAGAGAATTGCAATGCAGCAACATACCGATATTGTGAACTGCCGGAACCATGCGGCGCAGATCACGATGTTTTGTATGAGCATTGCAATG